AATCAGATCGTGGATGAGTTAGAAGTAACCGCTATGGGTGACACAGCACACAAGTTTGTTGCTGGTCTACAATCAGGCACATTCACTATTGACTTTATCAATGACTGGGCAGCATCTCAGGTTAATGAGACACTAAGCGCAGCCTTTGGCAAGACTTTATCAGTATCAGTAATTACTGTTAAGGGCACTGCCGTATCAGCTACAAACCCAACTTACCAATTCTCAATACTTGTAAATAACTTGACCCCAATCGGTCAGGGTGGCGTAGCCGAGGTTGCTACCTCATCTATCACATTTACAGTAAACTCCGCAATCACAGTGTCATCATCGGTGGCATTCTAACTAAGGAGTAGTAATGGCAAAGCTAAAGATAACAAGGGCTAATGGTGAAGTATCAGAGCACAAGATAACACCAGGTGTCGAGTACGCTTTCGAATTGAAGTATGGATCAGGTATTAGCAAAGTCTTGCGTGAGCACGAAAGGCAAACCGAGATATTTTGGTTGGCTTATGAATGCTTACGCAGGGCTGGTGCTCAGATACCTTTGTGGGGAATTGAGTTTATTGACAGCCTAGAAACTGTCGAGGTACTAGACGACGAAAAAAAATAATCCAGCGGGATTCGATCCTTTACAGCATCGCACAACTGAGCGTAGAGACTGGGATACCGCCTAGAGAGTTTATTGATATGGATAGCGAAATGTATACCGCAATTATACAGGTGCTAACCGATAGAGCTAAGGAGATTCGAAATGCCAGTCGTAGTAAACGGCGTTAAACAACTCCAGAAGGCTATGAGAGAAGTAGAGCCAGAGCTTAATAAGCAGATGGCTAAAGACATAAAAACAGCGATGCTTATTGTCCGAGATACTGCACGTGGCTATTTGCCACGCCAAGATGAAGTATTGAGTGGCTGGGGTAAGCGCACTGCTTCAGCCGAAACAATTAAATTCAGAGCATTTCCAGCATACGATTATTCTTTAGCACGATCTTTAATTAAATACAACGCTGGAACAAATAGACGTAATCGCAGTGGCTTTGCTGCTGCATTTTATGTAGCCAATATATCTGCGCCTGGCGCAATCTTTGAAACCGCTGGTCGTAAAAACCGCAGAGGCGCAATTAATTCGGAAAGCCTTAATCCTAATGCTGGTATACAGTTTATAGAATCTGCCGAATCAATTAGCCAAATGAAAGGCGAGGGTAAACAAAAAGGCCGACTAATCTATAGAGCGTGGTTTGAGAAATCTAACAAAGTTATCCCTGCCGTAGTATCTGCCATCAATACAGTTGCAACAGATTTTAATAAAAAAACACAACTACGTAAGGCAGCATAATGGCTAATTTAATTGTCAGCGCAGTCAGCACCTTTGATAACAAAGGATTAAAAAAGGGCAAGAAAGAGTTAACTGCTTTTGAACAAACAGTTAATAAACTAGGCAAAACTTTTGCTAGTGTTTTTGCAGCACGTAAGTTATTACAGTTTAGTAAAAACGCTGTCAACGCATTTATGGCCGATGAGAAGGCTGCTAGGTCTTTAGAATTACAACTTAGAAATACAGGGTTTGCATTCAGCGCACCTGGTGTAGAGAATTATATTTCTAATTTACAGTCATTATATGGAGTATTAGATGACCAACTTAGGCCAGCATTTCAGCAATTATTAACAGCTACAGGGTCTATTACTAAGAGCCAGGATGCTTTACAGACAGCATTAAATATAAGCGCAGCAACAGGCAAATCTCTTACTGAGGTTAGCGCAGCCTTAACACGTGGCTTTAGCGGTAACACCACAGGCCTTAGCAGGTTAGGTGCAGGCATAAGCAAGGCCACACTAAAGACTGGCAATATGGAAAAGATTATGGCCGAACTTAATAAGAAGTTTGCAGGCCAAGCAGCAGGCAGATTAGATACTTATGCAGGCAAGATGGGTCAACTCACGGTTGCGGCTGAAGAAGCTAAAGAAACTATTGGTAAAGGTTTATTAGATGCATTGTCATTACTAAGTAAAGATAAAAGCATTAGTAATGCAACAGATTTGATGGATGATTTTGCTACCAGCGTAGCAGATAGCGTAGTAGGTGTTGCATATTTAGTTAAAGAATTAAATAAATTAGGCGATACAAAAGTTGGTGGCGTTTTATTTGATGTAAAAAATATACCAGTATTAGGTGCATATCTCACTGGATTTGCTGAAATAACCGCAGCACAAAGGGCTAAGACCGCACCAGACAACAAACAAGGCCGTGCATCGGCTCGTATTTTTGGCCAACAACTACGTCTAGAAAATAAATTGGCAGAGCAGAAAAAAAGAGAATTAGCCTTATTAGATGCAAAGAATAAGAAGCAAACCGAGGTAGACAAACTATCAGAAAAATTTGATGTTGAACGCATAGGTTTAATGAAGGCGTTAGGCGAAGCCACAGATGCTGAGACAAAACTACGCATTCAATCCAAGTTAGCCATCCTAGATAATAACGAGGCTTTGGCTAAGAAATACAATGCAGAATTAAACGCCAAATCAGCTGCCGATCTATTGGCTGATAGCGCTAACAATGCGGCTAATGCCCTCAATACTTTGCCTAGCAAGTACGATCAAATCTTTAAAAATTTATACGAGCAATCACTTGCTATGGGCAATGATGTTGCTGGCGCAAGAGCTTTGGCTGGTATGTCTTCAAGATTACAAGCTGAGGCGGATGCATTCTTAGCAGGCACAGGCCGATACGCAGTACCAGGGCAATTACCATCTAGTGCGACTACAGCTGCCGCAGCAGCAGCACCTACAGCAGTACCACAGGTAACAGTTAATACAGGCGCAGTATTAAGCAGTAACCAAGACTTAGAACGTTATATCCAAGATGCTTTAGGTAACATTACTAAACTAGGTAATGGAGCATTGATACCTGCTGGATCGATTGCTTTCGCATGACAGTACCAGTAATAAACGCCACAATAAATTTCTCCACTGGGCCAGCAACTGCTCAGGCTATGCAGTTAGATATTGGCGTATTAGGCACAAACGTATTGGCAGATGCAGTAGCAGTTATTGTTGACGTGTCAGATCGTATTAACTTTATTCAAACAGCTGTAGGCCGTAATGCTTTATTCGATCAATTCCAGACAGGTCAATTAACATTACGCATAGTAGATCAAAATGGCGACTTTAACCCTACTAACCCGACTGGCCCTTATTATGGCTTATTAACACCTATGAAAAAGGTCAGCATATCTGCTACCTATAATAATGTTACCTATCCTCTATTCTCAGGCTTTATTACAAGCTACGTTAACACTCAACCTAAAGATGCCACAGAGGTTGCTTACACAACAATACAAGCTGTAGATGCTATGCGGCTGGCTTACAATGCTCAGATATCTACAGTCACAGGTGCTACTGCTGGTGATTTATCAGGCACACGTATTAATGAGATATTAGATCAAATCGACTGGCCAGCAACAATGCGCCAGATAGATGCAGGACAAACTACATTACAAGCAGACCCAGGCACAGCACGCACAGCTCTAGGAGCGATGCAGACTGTTGCCCAGTCAGAGTATGGCGCCATTTATGTTGGTTTTGATGGATCATTTATATTTAAAGATCGACTAACAGCCACAACTAGCATAGGTGGCACACCGACAGTCTTTGCAGATGATGGCACAGGTATTATCTATGCCAACGCAGCCTGGAAGTTAGATGACACCCTTATATTCAACTCAGCCCAGATTAGTAGGGCGGGTGGCACTGTGCAGTCAGCAAGCAACCAGGCAAGCATAGACAAGTATTTTATTCACTCCTATAACGCCCAGGATTTACTAATGCAGACAGATGCTGTGGCCTTAGATTATGCCAGGGCTTATGTGGCTAGCCGTGCTGAGACCACCATCCGATGCGATGCCATCGAGTTAGACCTATACACCCCTAATTACGATACAGGCATAGTGGCAGCCCTTAACCTAGATTTCTTTGATCCGATAACAGTTATTACCACCCAGCCTGGGGGCTCAAAACTACAGAAAACACTGCAAATCTTTGGCGTTCAAAACATCATTACACCTAATAGCTTTAGGGTGGTGTTTACAACGCTAGAACCTGTCATAGATGGGTTTATAATAGGCAACGTAGATTACGGGGTCTTAGATCAGAACGTCTTATCTTACTAAGGAGAAATTATGCCAACCTGGCCAGGCGCAACAGGTGACGTAGTCACCAGCACAATGTGGAATGGATTACCAGCATTCACAGTACAAACTGCTAAAACAGCAGATTACACAGCTGCAAGTGGTGACGAATATCAACAACTCATCCCAATAAATAAATCTTCTGCTATTGCATTTAAGTTACCAACAGATGCTACATATAATTTTGCAGTAGGTACTGTCATCACTGTTTTAAACATTGGTACAGGCACTTGCACAATAAGTGCAGTAACACCTGGTACCACAACAGTATTAAGTGCTGGTGCGACAGCCGCATCTCCAACTCTTGCACAATACAAATCAGCAGCCTGTATCAAAACAGCTGCCAATGCGTGGTATGTTGTCGGAGCTATTGCATAAATGTTAAATTTAATAGCTTCTCAAATTGGTATCCCCACACCAGCACCAGTAATTGACTTTTTAGTTGTTGCTGGCGGCGGTGGTGGTGCTCCTGGTTTATTTGA